GCGCGTGAATGATCTTGGAAATCATCGAGACTCCACGGCGACCGGCAAGGTTACAAACGACGACCGCGCAGACTGGCGGGAGGCGTGGGCCTTATTTCCCGGCGACGTGGCATATTGCTGGAGTCCTCCCGGTGGCGATACGATTCGGCACGGAGTGGCATTGCAGGAATCCGGTTTCGATATACGGGCCACAATTATCTGGGCCAAGTCCTGCATGGTCATCGGGCGAGGACACTACCACTGCCAGCATGAGCCATGTTGGTACGCTGTCCGTAAATCGGCTAAAGCAAACTGGCTCTCCGACCGAAAGCAAACCACGCTCTGGCAGATCGACAAGCCAATGAAGTCCGAGACCGGGCACAGCACCCAGAAGCCTGTGGAGTGTATGCGCCGTCCTATCCTGCACCACACCCAAGCTGGCGACAAGGTATACGACCCGTTCCTCGGCTCCGGCACCACGCTGGTAGCTGCTGAACTGACCGAACGTGTCTGCTACGGTCTTGAACTTGACCCCGGATACTGTGACGTGATTGTTTCCAGATGGGAGAAACTGACCGGCAAGAAAGCAACACTGGAGCCGGGTTTTTCCCGTACATAAAACGAAATGGCCAGACCTTCCTACCAACCAACCGACCAAGACACCCGTACCGTGCAGACTATGGCGGCCTGCGGCTTCCCTCACGCAGAGATATGCACAATCCTCGATATTGACGAAAAGACGCTGCGCAAGCACTTCCGCGACACGCTGGACAAAGCGATGATCCAGGCTGACGCGAAAGTATCGCAGACCATGTTCCAGATGGCCACGTCGGGCGAACATCCGGGCATGACTGCGTTCTGGATGAAGGTCAGGCGGCGCTGGAAGGAACCGGCAAACGATCATCGCTTTGTTGACGAATCCGGCAAAGACCGTCCATTCCTTCTTTCTGACGCAGACAGGCTGATTGCGGAAGCTGATGCCGAAATCAACAGCGGAGAATAGAGCGCGATTCCTTCTTGACCCGGTAGAGTTCCAGCGGACGCAACTCAGACGCAAGCTGTGGGCGAAGCAGCGCGAGATCCTGCATTCCACGATCACCAGACCGCTGACAACGGTCAAGGGGTGTCACGCCTCGGGCAAGACGTTTGCGGCGTCCGGACTTCCGCTGTGGTGGCTGGTACGGTACCGGCGCAACTCTAAAGTCTTCGTGACGGCTCCGACGGAACGGCAGGTTAAGACGTTTTACAAGGACGTGCGGGTAGCGTGGGACGCGGGGCCGGTGAAGCAATTGCTGCCCATGCCGTCGACGCTCGGACTCAACGTCGCGCCAGACCGCTACGCTTACGGGGCCAGCTCATCGGCCGGCGTCAACATTCAAGGACTGCACGGTGAACATGTATTAATCATCTGCGACGAGGCTCCAGGTATCGGTTCGGAGATCTGGGACGCAATCGAAGGCATACGCTCGGGCGGTAACGTCCACGTTCTGGAGCTCGGCAACCCGGTTGTGCCGTCGGGCCACTTCTACGACTCGCACACGAAAGATCGGGCAATCTACAACTGCATCAGCATCAGCGGTTTTGACACGCCGAACCTGCTGAACGAACTCACTGGGCTGCCGCTGACTGAAGAAGAGCTGCTGGGCCTGAACGAGACACGACTGGCGCGTGTAGCAGATCCGGGCCTGATAACGCGGGCGTGGATTCGGGAACGGCACAAGGTATGGGGTCCGAAGCATCCGAAGTACTTGAGCCGCGTGCTCGGCAAGTTCCCCGGCAACGACCCGTACAGCGTCTACCCGTTGGCGTGGATCGAACGGGCGAACAGGGTGCCGACGGATCTGGAGATACAGCAGAACAGCACAGAGACGGTTCAGATCGGTATCGACGTTGCGGGCCCAGGCTCAGACGAAACCGTGTTGGTGGCGCGGCGTGGCGGGCAGATTCTTGAAACCCACGCATTCTCAGACAACGACCCACGCGGGCCAGTAGCCAATATCCTGCATCGGTTCCGAAGTGCCGGACGGCTCGGGCTGGTGGTAATCGACATCGCAGGCATCGGCTACAATTTCGCGCTTCACATGGCGGACCAGCGGTTTCCTGTGTATGGTTTCAACGCAGGGTTTAGTGCCATCGATTCCACGCAGTACGTCAATCAGAAAGCGGAAACGTATTGGCAGTTCCGCGAATATCTCAGAGCCGATGCAATATCAGGCTTGGTCGACGAAGAGACATCGGCGCAACTTTCGACGCTTAGATATCGAGAGAACAGCCAAGGGCGCACTGAGATCGAGACGAAGGATCAACGCAACCAGCGCGGCATACCGGGGAGCCCTGACCGGGCAGAGGCGACGATCATGGCGTTTATGCGCGTCAGACCGCAGCAGCAGGAGCGCTCACTACCCGGTTACGAGATTTCACCGATATAATATTCTTGCAATTGGCTTACAGCGTACTATAAGCTATTGGTTGTGGATGATTACGACAGCGGAGCCTATTGCCGTCATTGGCAAGCGCCTGACCAGTGCGATAAGAATTGCGGCTGTGGTCACAGTTGCGGGCTACACGATTGGGACGGCAAATGTTTCGCGGAGTTGTGCCAGTGCAAGAAATGGACGGAGAGAAATGAAACAAATAAACGTCCCAGTTGAGGACGAAGTTTACGAAGCGGCGAAGATGCTGGCTGCAAAATGCGGAATGTTGCTAAAGGCATGGGTGGCGAGGGCGATCTTGAACCAGGCATCAAAGGAGCGAAACGATGGAAACACTTAAAGCGAACATCGGCGTTTGGCCGGGTGTCATGTATGTCATAGGGCTGGTGGTTGCGGTGCTGGCAATGTGGCGCTGGGATATGCGCCAGATGCGGAAGGCGCGGCGCGAGGCCGAACTGATGCGTCAACATGTCAAGTTTATGAATGACAAAGGGCAGGGGAAATGAAGGAAGCTGTGTTGTCTATAGGTGCTGTAATAATCGGCGCGGCAATAGCGTTTGTGCCGATCATGGTGTTTTTGGTAGGTGGCGAATGAAAGTCGGCTGCGTGATGCTGATGTCGCCGGGGCGCGAGGCTTTCCAGCATGAGGCAGTGAAGTGTTTTGACAGCCAGACCTATACCGGCGGACTCAGGCTGCTGACGTTGCCGGCAGATCCGGCGCGAACTATCGGGGCAATGCGAAACTATGCGAACTCCCTGCTTACCGATTGCGATATCGTGTGCCACTGGGATGACGACGACTGGAGCCATCCGAACCGAATCGCGGAGCAGGTTGCATTGCTTCAGGCGACCGGCGAGAATTGCGTGGGCTACAACGAGATGCTGTTTTGGCGTGAACGGACACCGGAGCGACCGGGAGAATCGTGGCTCTACAGCAATCAGAACCCACGTTACGCGCTCGGCACCAGCCTGTGTTACTGGCGCAAGGCGTGGGAGGCGCGACCGTTTCTGGACATGCAGCACGGCGAGGATACGGAATGGCTGAAGGGTGTATGGTGCGAAGCGGTCAGCAGCGGGAAACCATCGAGCAAGGCAATCTACAGCGCCGATGTAATATCCATGATCGCCCGTATTCACAGCGGCAACAGCAGCAGCGGCTACGACCCGGCTGAGATGTCGCGACACAACGCGCTGCCAGCGTCGGAGCGGCAGTGGTCACGGGTACCGAAGTGGGACAAGGTTTGCAGAGAGGTGATGGAGCGATGAACGGCAACCCGAATTGCTATCACTGCGGAGTGGAAATCACAGGGGCGATTATTATGAGGCCAAAAGATTTTGGGTTGGCGATCAAAAAGGATGCGCCAGTCGCAAGCACAGCCAATATCAACGGGGTGCGGTGTTTCATGTTTTGTTGTGCTCAACACGCGGAGGAAATGCCAGTACAATGCGCTTAAACCTTGGATGTGCAGATCGTCGGATAGACGGATTCATCGGCGTGGACATTGCGCCGGGGCCAGAGGTAAACGAGATCGTAGACCTTGAGGGTCCGTGGCCGTGGTTGGATTCCAGCGTCTTGGAAGTCAGGGCGCATGACGTTGCGGAGCATATTGGAGACTGCTCGCACGTTCAGGGGTGGGCGTGCACGAAGTGCATTGCCTTGCGTTTTAGATTGGAACCGACAAGGCTTTTGTTTTTGCGTCACGATCTCGGGAGAATCCACTTTCTCAACGAGCTTTGCCGGGTGCTGGTGCCTGGAGGACTGGCCACAATCGAAGTACCAGACGCGCTTCAGGGTGCCGGGTTTATTCAAGATCCGACGCACAAAACAGCATGGACGAGGAACATGTTTCAGTACTTCGGGGCCGGTATCGGTGGAGAGTTTGCACATGGGCGGCTGTCGATCGGCTACGGCATCACAGCTAAATTCAACCTTGTGAGCATGGAGCGTCGCGAGTATCAGGACACCTACGACAAAGTCTGGAAGATCATGGCAACACTAGAGGCGGTGAAGTAGATGGGGCTCTCGGTTATCATTCCTTCAAAAAATCCGGCCAACCTTGCGGCCTGCATCACGGCTATCAGGGCGGCCGGCGAGATGTGCCGAATCATCGTAGTTGACGACGGGCTACCGAACTATAACCACGGCATTGGGGCTGATGTGGTGCAGGGGCACAAACCGTTCGTCTATGCGCGAAACATCAACCTCGGCATCTACGCAGCCGAAAATGACGACGTGATCCTGCTCAATGATGACGCGCTGCTGAAGACGGAACGCGGGTTCACGAAAATGTGGGACCAAGCGAAGCGCAGACCGCAATACGGCGTAATCGCGTCGGCCTGCAACAACGTGGGCAACCCGCTGCAGAATCTGGTATCCGAACTGGCAAACGCGGATGCCGTGCGGGACGAGCACAGAACACTTTGCTTTACGTGTGTCCTGATTCCGCGGCGGGTGATAGATGCCGTGGGACTGCTCGACGAGCGGTTTGTGGATTACGGCATGGACGATGACGATTACTGCCTGCGCGTCCGATATCACGGACTCAGGCTGGCGATTTACGATGGCTGCTATTGCGACCACGGCAGCCTGACGAGCAGCTATCGCGGCGGACCGGAGGCGGGGGGCGACTTCATGCCAAACCTGAAGCGGTTCATTGCCAAGTGGGGAACAGACAATTGGGGACGCAGCTGCGACAATTCGCCGTTTCGCGACCTGTGGGAAGGTGAAGCATGAGCGAAGCATTAACGCTGGCGGGGATAATGGCGGTACCGGGGGCGGCGTTGCTGGTGCACCGGGCAGGGCTGGTGTACAGTATCCGCATGATTGCAAACTGGTGGTACGCTTTGGCGTTTGCGGTTGAGCACTTCCGCGCTGAGTTTCGGCGGCTAAATGACGAAGCGAGGCGGGCATGAAGGTCTTGATATTGGGCGCATCAGGGATTGTAGGGCAACACATGCGGCTCTGCGTTCCGGATTGTGTGCAGCCTGTTTGGGTACGGCGTGAGGCCGACCCAATTACGTCAGGCGACTGCAAGGTTTCGCAGATCACGGCACTTGACGCTGACGTGATCGTTAACCTGTGGGGCAATTCGAACGTGGATGCTGTGGAGCGCAACCCGTGGGACGCAGTAGCCGAAAACATTACAATGCCGGAAATGCTGGCGCTATGGTGTGCAGCAAACGGGCGCAAGTTCGTTCAAGTCAGCACTCAGGCCGTCTACCAGTCACCCGGCAACAACATGGACCAGCCGAACATCTATGGCCGGCATAAGCGTGCTGCAGAAGTGGCGACGCTAGAAAACGGCGGTATCGTGGTCCGGTTGACGTTTGTGCTGGGCATCAGGCCACTGCCGCACGTGGGGCGCAAGAATCCGCTCGAAGCCATGCTGGAAGGGCAGAGCCCGCAGGTCTGTGACCGGTTCTTTAGTCCGCTGTTTGCGTGGGACGCGGCGGAACTTCTCTGGGACGCGGTGCTGATGGCGAAGCCGGGGGAGATCCGGCAACTTGGCGAACCAATACGCACGACCCGCTGGGATATTGCCAAGCTGGTCAACGCAGACGTCACAGCGTGTTCACATGACGACTTTGATGGGCTGGCACCACGCGCCAGAGATACGACGTTCCTGCACGGTTCGCACTTGCGCAGCTTATACCAGATTCACCAGATAGTAGAGAGGGCACAAATGGAAGACAGAGCAATCGAACTGGCGCTATTTTTTGGAATCACGCTGGACCAAGCAAAGGGGAAGCTAGGCGAGGGCTTTGGCGCTCTGCACAACGCCGTAGCCGATGACTTTCGCAAGGCCAATCCGCAGGGCGACTACGCGCTGCTGAACTGGTACCGGACCACTGAAGCTTACATCTGGGAGCTTTCGGCGTATCACGAGGATCCAGGCTTCAACTACACCGGCATGTGCAAAGGTATCGTAGAGCGGCTGAAGGTTGAGCCTAGATGCTCTTGCGTGTTGGCGCTTGGAGATGGCATCGGAGACCTGACGCTGGCGTTGCACGAGGGAGGCTTCGATGCTGTGTATCACGATCTGGAGGTCAGCAGGACGGCGGATTACGCAGCGTTTCGGCATTGGCGCAACACTGGAACTCAACTGGTGACAGACACCAGCAACGGATGGACCATGCCGACCGGCGGCGAATACGACGCTATCTGCTCTCTCGACTTTCTGGAGCACGTGCCAACC